ACTTAGTATTACTCTACTGAAGAACTCTTTGCCATATCTTTTTATATCTTCCTTTAACTCAGGACAAGAACCATAATACTTCTTCCAATCAGATTCTTGTTTTACTTTTCTCTTTTTTCCTGGTGGGGTTCTGAACGACCAAAAATACTTTCGCCCAATGTATTGTCGTTGGTTTGACTTATTGGCAATACAATAAACAAAACCAAAGTAGTTCCCAATAGCATCAGACTCAAAAGGTTCATTATTGTATATCCAAGAATTCTCATAACTCATGATATAGTATCTTATGAGCTATTATTTATCTTTAACCGGGACAAACCTAGTCTACATAAAAAAAGAGGACCTGTCAAGGCCCTCTTCAGAATGTTAAGAAATGTCTTAGACCCCTCCTTCACGACGCTGTGCTGCTGATCTCGCTGCACCAAGTGCGTTGAATCTAGTAGACGTTCGGTCAATATTCTTGGCATGAGAACCAGGACGCAACTTGTCCATCTTATCTTCAACCTTTTTAAAAGGGAAAGCTTGAGGACCTTCAGAGATGATTTCTTGGATGTGATCTTCTTCCAGGCGGAGCATAATGTAATGCGCCTCTTCTACGGACTCTGCGTGACCTTCAGAGAGGAGATAATCAAGAACGATATCATATGATTCTTTCTTGGTTTCTTTACCTGCACTGCTGCCGGTCTTAACACTTGACAGTGCTTTATCAAGTCTTGATTGTTTTTTCTCACTAGACTTTACTGCATCGCTTGCGGCAGTTGCCTTAGGTTTTGGAGCAGGCAATCCTGCCTTCATATCCTTCATTAAAGGATTTGTAGTTGCACTAGTTCCTCTGGTGCGATCCCTTTCTGCCTGACGTGCAGCAAGTTTTGGATTTGCCTTAGCAAAAGCAGCCATACGATCTTTTTTCGGAGCGCCTGCCATACGATCTTTTTTAGGTGCTGCAGGAGCAGCAGGTTTTGCAGGAGCAGGAGCAGTGGTTGTTGCTTTGTTACCAGGTCCTGGTGTACTAGGTCCTGGTGTACTAGGTCCTGGTGAAGATTTACCTCCACCACCCATTTTACCAAGTCCATAACCAATTGCTCCTCCAATCACACCAGGAATTAACTTCTTAGCAATAGGTGCTGCCTTAGCAGCGCCCGTCTTGATGGCACCACCAACTTTAGCGGCACCGGACTTCAATGCACTAAGTCCTTTAGATGCAGCACCTCTAACCTTAGAAATACCTGCTCTGACAACCGAACTTGCTTTAGGACCCTGTTTAGCGACTCTAGACATCGCTTGTCCAGCACCTTTAAGTCCAGCACCTATTCTACTCAAAGGAGCAAGTCCTTTAGCACCTTTAGCAAACTTTGCTGCTTTGGCGGCACCACCAAGAACTCTCAGAGCAGCACCAACAATCTCATCGAGTTGTTCTACTTGCTCAATAACATATTCTTCAGAGATTGTGCTCTCTGTAATTAAATCTTCGTTAAAGTCACCAAACCTTTCAAGAATTTCTTCGTCAGATGCTGTTGAGAGAAAACCTAAAATACCTGATGCAGAATATCCTTCGTGAAGCATCGATGTTACAATCGCTGCATACACATCTCCTGCAAAATTATCAATCTCTTCTATCGTTTCAGAGTCTCTTTCTTCATGAATAGAAGAATAAATGTTGTATACATCGTCAATGATGTAATGTGACTTAGACATTTTTCTAATAATACTATCTATTATGATAGTATTTATCAAATCACATCCTTGCGCTTCCGACCATCTTTGGTGTAGATACTTGTGTCTTTGCTCTTGCCATAGTATCGTTCTTTGCCTTTGCTCTGAGTGCAGCAAGATCTGACGTTTTATTACCAGTAGCAGTCATTTGAGGTTTGGGTGACGCAGCAAGTGCTTTACCTGCACCTGGATTCATAAAGCTGGATGCTTTATTTCCTGTTATTGATTTTGATGGAACCGGAGCAGCAGATGCCTTACCTACAGCAGCAGCAGCTGCCTTACTTCCACTCGAACTCATGAAGTTAGATGCTTTATTTCCTGTTATTGGTGCAGAAGGTGTTGGTTTTGCTGATGGAATCTTACCTCCAGCAGCAGTGTATCTTGACTTCTCTGCATCACTGAAGTTTCCTGCAGTAAACTTACCAGTTGCTTTATCCAATCTACCCTGTACACCACCTTTCAATGCTAAAACAGTACTATTTGGTTTCTTTTTCGTTGTAGATGTTGTAGATCTAACAGGAGCAGGTGAACCACCACCCGGTTTAGATGCTGTTGCAGAAGGTGCTGCTTTAGGAGCTCCTGGTTGTCCCTTACTCTTATCACCAGTCAGTCCCATAGCATCAGTCGCGATGTTGAGTCCTGCAGGAATTGCTGAAGCAAGACCACCTACACCTGGAATAGCTGACAACGCTGCACCAGTTCCCTGAATTAATCCACCACCCCAATCACCTTTTTTAAATCTATTATATGCGTCCATACCATACAAGGCAGTCCCAAGACCAGGAATCAGTCTTCCGCCAGCTTTGCCTAATGCTGCCATAGGATTTTCTGTAATGACACCTTCTTCTAAAAGGTTCTCATAGTAATCATACGCTTCAGAAATTTGTTCTTGAGTATATCCATTATCAAGAAGTTCCTGATAATTTTGTTCTGCTAGGGTCACAAATACTTCGTTGGATTCAGTGACAAACTGACTATATGATTTCATTTTATACAAATACTTTTTTAGATATTTATAATAAAAGTATTTAATATCTAAATTCGTTAATTGTCTAATTCGTTTTCTAAATTTTCAAATGCTTGATATCCATCATAATCACCAAAAAGGAAGGCATCCGATTTAGCTGCCTCCCGATATGACTGATATGATTTAGAGATTAAATCCGGCAAAGGTGGTTTCGGTAACGTCTTGTTTGATTCCTCCAACGATGTAGGATTCAACTTCTGTCTCCTGAGGAGCAACTTGGAGACCCTTCGACGAAATCCAATGTTCCGTCCAGGGGAGTGGGTTATTCTTTGCGGGTATGTCATAGATTGGTTTCAGTCCAATTGATTTCATTCTACGATTGGCAATCCACTCAACATACTGCTGCAGCAGTTTATCATTGAGACCAATCATAGATCCATCTTTGAACAAATACTCTGCCCAAAGTTTTTCTTCGTTTACAGTTTTCTCAAAAGTTTCAATCAACCACTGCTCTTCTTCTTTGAAGATTTTTGCCATATCAGGATCATCACCTTCTCTCCACTTCTTCAGAATATTCTGAGTAATAGCAAGATGCTGATTCTCATCTCTGGCAATCAGTGAGATGATCTTTGCACTTCCTTCCATAAGTTTGAGTTCGCCAAAAGCAAAACTGCAAGCAAATGATACGTAAAATCGAATACCTTCAAGGATATTAACATTCGCAACTGCTTTGAAGAGTTTGCGTTTGAGTTCATATCTTGAAAGTTGTGCATAAGGAACTCCTTCTAATGCGTGTTGCCAATCATTACTACTATCATAATGATGTGCTGCATTAATAAAGTCATTATATGCTTCAGTCACACTCATTGCACGTTCTACAATGCGATCATCATTCAGAATGTGATCAAACACATCTGAAGGGTCTGAATAGATGTTCTTAATGATATGAGTATATGAACGACTGTGAATCATTTCCATGAATCCCCAGACCTCCATACACGCTTCCAATTCAGGAAGAGAGCAATATGGGATAAATGCCATACCAGGACCACGACCCTGAACCGAATCAAGCATAATCTGATACTTCAAATTAGAAGTAAAGATATGCTTTTGCTCTGGACGTAATGTCTGATAATCAGCACGGTCCTTCTGGAGAGAAACTTCCTCTGGTCTCCAGAAATATCCTAACTGCTGAGTAGTCAACTTATCAAAAATTGGATACTTGTAAGAATCGTATCTTTGAATACCTAATGGTTTTCCAAAGAACATTGGTTGCTTTTTAGTGTCTACCTCTTCTGCATTGAACACGGTCATAGAATCGACCACGGGTCTCTCCTCTTTATTGGTCTTAAATTTTACAAGACTCACAGTCGTCCTCCTCTGCGTTTTCTAAATCTGAAATTAAACTGTCAAGAGATTCTTTTGTCTCTTCAACTTCATCTGTTTTGAAGTCATATGTATTCTGATAATATGAAGTCTTCCAACCATATTTGTACGTGGTCAAAAGATCCTGTGCCATTACAGATACAGGTACTTCATTGTCTGGGTAATGGAGTGGATTATAACTCCAGTTGCCAGAGATTGCCTGATCAAAGAACTTTTGCATTACAGCAACAATGTTGATATAACCTTTGTTAGAAGTCATATCCCAAAGTAGGGTATATGCATTCTTTAAAGTTCCATATTGTGGAACAATTTGCTTAAGAAGACCTTTCTTTGATTTTTTAATGGACAAGTATCCTCTAGGTGGTTCAATTCCATTTGTTGCGTTTGACACAACGGAACTGCTCTCCGAAGGCATCTGTGCGGACAATGTTGAGTTCCGTACTCCATATTCCAAAACTTGAGTTCTAAGACTCTCCCAATCGTACTGAAGCTCATTCGGAACAATTTCGTCCACGTCATTCTTATATGTATCAATCGGAAGAATTCCATTTCCATATTTCGTTCGGTTACTATACGAACAGGCACCTTTCTCTTTTGCAAGATTTACAGTCGCTTGAATGAGATAGTATTGGAACGCTTCTGTGAGGTCGTGAACCGCCTTCCAGGCATCTGAATCATCATAGGAGTATCCTTGCTTGGCAAGGTAATGTGCAAGACCAATATAACCGATTCCAAGAGACCTGCGACTCTTCGTAGCAATCTCTGCTGCTTTGACAGGATATCCTTGGAAGTCAATCAGTTCATCAAGTGCTCTGACAGACAAATCGCAAAGAGACTCAAGATCCTCATTCTTATGGATCTTACCAATATTGATAGCAGAGAGGATGCATAGAGCAATTTCACCTTCACCATCGATATGCTGAAGAGGTTTGGTAGGCAGAGTAATCTCCTGACACAAGTTACTCATCTCAATTTTATCCAAGAAAGATGAGTGTGAGTTACAGTGATCGATATTCATAATGTAAATACGACCTGTCTCTGCTCTCTCTTTTAGAAGATCCAGAATTAATTCCTGTGCCCCGATAGTCTTTCTTGGAATAGACTGATCTGATTCATAGTCCACATAGCAAGCGTCAAATGCATCAGTACCAAAAGCATCATAGAGACCTGGTACGTCATGCGGTGAGAAGAGGCTAATCTCTCCATTCGCAATGAAACGTTCGTAG